TACCGAAGGAAATGCAAGTGCAAATCTTGCCGACTGCGCTTCTACTTGCCATGATGAGCGAAAACCAAGCTAGTTGGGCATCTACCCGTGATAGCCGGAACTCCTTTCTAGGAATGCCCGTTTTAAATATCTATTGACACATAGATCAGCTTCGATTTCAAAAATTTCTCAAAAACAAAAAAGGGAGTTATAGGGGGATGCCTGTCTGCCATGTGCAGATGGGCGTTTTTGTTTTTATGGCGAATAAGAGAGAGTCAAGACAATGGTATGACAACACAATAAGAGCGATAGCGCAGAGGACGGACCTTCCGTTGTTCGAGAGGATCGGCTACTGCTTTCAAGTGCTTTTGAACTTCAACCAGAAATACAACACGAAGGTGGTTAATCGAGACAGGGCATGGTTGATTGTTTGGGCAAAGTATGTCCGGGAGACTTGCATCATGGCGATTGCCAACAATGTCGAAGGAGACTGGATGCAGCTTTACTGGGATGTCATGCTCCTTGAGGCACAACACCTTGTCCTCGATAGCTATTTCATCTACCTAGAGCGGAAGAGAGAGCCTCATGCCAAGTTCTATGAGCCAAGAAGAGCGATTCTGCTGAAGCACGGCATTGTCCAAGCACTGCAAGACCTTGTTGATGACAAGCTCGACATTCTGTCCATCTCTTTGCCGCCTGGAACTGGAAAGACCACGCTTGAGATTTTCCTTCTGAGCGGAGTTATCGGGTGGAATCCAGATAAGCCGAATCTGGCATCGTCATTCTCTGGTACGATGACTCACTCCATCTATGACGGTGTCAATCAGATTCTAACCGATGCTGATGAGTACTCATGGCACGAAATCTTCCCGGATGTACCCTTCAAGGCAAGGGAAGGCACGAACTCCAAAGACCAGACCATCAATGTTGGCAAGCGCAAGAGATTCAAGTCACTCACTTGTCGAGCAATCAATGCTTCGCTTACTGGCAACACCAGATGTGAGTATCTGCTCTGTGCTGATGATATGTGTTCTGGCATCGAAGAGGCTCTGAACAAGGAGCGTCTGGAGAAACTGTGGCAGACATACAACACCGACCTCAAGACTCGTAAGAAGCAAGGATGCAAGGAACTGCACATTGCGACCAGATGGTCAACACTTGACCTGATAGGAAGACTGAAGGCACTCAACGAGAACAATCCGAGGGCGAGATTCATTGCTATACCGGCATTCAACAAAGAGGGAAAGTCGAACTTTGAGTACGAAGGTGGTGTTGGATTCGATACTGCCTACTTCAAGGACATCCAGATGTCGATGGATGACATTTCCTTCAAGTGCCTGTTCATGAATGAGCCTATCGAGAGAGAAGGCTTGCTCTATCACGAAGACGAAATCCGCAGATACCTTGAACTGCCGCTTCAGCCCCCAGATGTTGTCTTGTCCATTGCCGATACCAAGAACAAGGGAACCGACTTCTTCGTTCAGCCAGTACTGTTGCAGTACGGAGATGACTACTACTGTGTCGATGCTATCTGCGATGACAACTCTGATTACGAGGCTCAGTACAACCGGTCCGCTGGCCTCATCAAGTCTAACAAGGTTGAGGCTTGCCTCTTCGAGTCGAACAATGGTGGTGACCGAGTTGCCCTAGAGGTGAGTGATCGAGTGAAAGCTGCCGGGGCATACTGCAACATCACCTCGCAGTACACGACTCAGAACAAGGAGACAAAGATTATTGTCTATGCTCCTTGGGTAAAGCAACACGTAATCTTCAAGGACCGTTCGATGTATCAGCCGAATGATGACTACGGACGGATGATGGGATTCCTTCTTGGATACTCGCCTGTTGGCAAGAACAAGCATGATGATGTCCCAGATGTATTTTCAAGCTTTGCTAAGTGGAAGAACATTCCAGAAACACCGCCTACTGTTGTTGGGAGAAGACCGTTTTGAAGAAGAAAAATGCGCTTAGTCAGTACAACGACCTCGTGAGAGAGATTGAAGAGGTTGAGCAGAGAATCGCCAAGACCGAGAGGGATCTCCAGAGAATCATTGACGAAGGGGAAGTAACCGACATGGTCAGAGGCGGCGAAGGTGGCATTCAGCACTTCCAGATTACTGGTTTCCCGAATAGGGATTACAACAAGATGACCACATTGCTTAACACTAGGAAGAGCATCCTTCATGCTCTGAAGTCAGAGATAGAGCAATCCATCAATGATGTCCAAGAGTTTATCAATAGCCTTGAGAACTCCCATGACCGTAGGATTGTCACTATGCGAGTCATAGACAAGATGTCATGGCGGCAGATAGCACATAACATTGGTGGTGGCAACACTGCTGATAGCGTAAGGATGGCATACAACAGAATTTTGGAAAGGGAGGATGCAAATGGATAGATATGTCAAGAAGCCGATTCCGATCACTGCGATTCAGTGGACAGGACACAACAAGAAGGAAATCATGGACTTCACTGGAAACAACTGCCGGTTCCGTGATGGCAAGATTTCAATCATCATCCACACTCTTGAGGGAGACATGGGAGCGATGGACGGAGACTTCATCGTCAAGGGTGTCGATGGAGAGTTTTACCCATGCAAGCAAGAGATTTTTCTGAAAACTTATGAAAAAATAAGTGAATAAGCGAATGTTGTTCGTTTTGTTCGTTTTTGCTGATTTATATTTATACTGAGAAAAGTTATAAGCAAGGTCATCGATAGTGGTGTGCCTTGCTTTTGTATGTGGAGAGTTGACATGGCTGAGAATCAGAGCGCAAGCACAGAGACAAAACAGAATAGCAATGCGACAGCTGCACAGTCTCCGCTCTTTACTGGGCGAAGGACCATCTACATCAATCCGATGGATTTGTCTGTAGATGCAAATCTTATCGCCGCAGTCAGACAGACAATGCTTGTGCATGGAGAGAACCGCAGTGAGATGCTTTACCTCAAGGAGTATGAGAAAGGCAATCAGCCGATTTTCTACCGTGTCAAAGAGGTGAGAGAAAATATAAACACGAAAGTGTGCGCAAACTACGCCAAACTGATAACCGACTTCAAGGTTGGATATGAGTTTGCTTCACCGTTCATGTTTGTGCAGAGAGCAAAAGATGACTTCCGCAAAGCAGACCCGAATCAGGATGACAAAAGGGTTGCCGCTCTCAACGAGATGATGATTGAGCAAGGAAAACCCGGCAAGGATCTGGAACTTGCACATGACTTTAAGACCACAGGGTTGGGCTATATGCTTGTGTATCCAAAGTTGGAAGAGTCCGATGACATCGCTCCGTTTGACCTTGTCGTGCTTAATCCGCTCAACACATATTGTGTCTACACCAATGACGCATACAAGCGCAAATGTCTTGCAGTCACATACTCGTGGATTACAGACCAGTCCATCGCAAGAATAACAGCCTATACGCCTGATTGGATATACGAACTGCTTGATGACAAAATCATCAGCAAGCGTCCAAACATCATTGGCAAGATTCCGATTGTCGAATTCAAGAATGACATGAACAAAATGGCTTGCTTCGAAGCTGTCATTCCGCTCATGGATGCACTAAATATCACGAACTCAGACAGAGTCAATGATGTTGCACAGTATGTACAGGCGATTCTGTGGTTGCACAACTGTGCTATCGACAAAGATCAAAAGGACGAGCTGCGGAATGGTGGTTTCATTCAGACAACGACCACGGCAGACGGCAAAGAAGCCAAGGTTACATATGTCACATCTGCGCTGAATCAGCAAGAGACTCAGGCACTTGTCGATTATATGTATGGCCAAATGCTTGAGATTGCCGGGGTTCCTGGAAGAGACAGCGCTTCTGGTGGAAATACTGGAGCGGCCATTCTTCTGTCAAACGGATGGCAATTGGCTGAGACGATGGCAAAGACGGCAGAGCCTGTGTTTGAGTCATCCGAGATGGAACTGCTCAGTATTGTCATTTCAATCTTCAAGAACAGTCCAGACATTCCAGAGGAACTGAAGGAACTCAAGAAGAGCGATGTGCTTGTCAAGTCGAGCAGGAACAAGACATATGACCTTGTTTCCAGAACTACTGCTCTGGCAAACATGATTAATATCGGAATCGACCCCGGTAAGGCTATTGCTACTGTCGATATCTTCGATGATGCACAGCAGACTACTATCGACTCGCTTGAGATGATCAACAAGATTCTGGAAGGAAAAATCAGCAGAGCAACAAATTCTAAAACAGAGCCAAAGAGCGGTGACGGAATCACTGTTGACGGCGTAAAGAGCGCAAATGATGTCAATGCAGAGCAGAACAGGGAGAATTCTTCTGCGGTATGAGAACGACAGACCTTCGATTTGACGAACTGAATAGCTTATCGAGGGAAACGTATGAGGAATTCTTCGATGTGATGCCAATCAGCAAAGACCAGAAAACGGACAGAGTGCTTATAGCAATGGCACTTGAGGACAGGTTCCTCGACATTCTGTCACTGGTCGAGATTAGGCAAAAACGAGACGAGCCTTGGCTTGGAGAGGTAATCGAGTTATTCACTCTTGCTTTTCTTGCCGTGGCAACTCGTAGGATCGATGATGATGAAATCCGGGCAAAAGCTGAACGCTTCGGACAGGAAGTTGGTTTATCCACATTCCAACATCAGGGTGAAGAGTATATGACTTCTGCCGACAGGGCGATAAACATGGCGGCAACAGAGTCAAATGCAATCATGTGCTATGGAGAAATTGCTGATGCTATCAAGCAAGGCATGACTCGCAAGACATGGAGAACCATCATCGATGGCAGAGAAAGGGATGCTCATCACGAAGTGAACGGAACGACCATCCCGATTACAGAACCTTTCGAGGTCGGTGGGGAACTGCTTATGTATCCCCTCGATGACTCTTTAGGTGCTAGTGCTGACAATATAGCTAATTGTCGGTGCTGTGCGATATATTCTTAAAACCGTCTGAGAGAACGGACGCTAAACTTTCGCATTGTGGCAGAGAAGTCACGTAAAACAACTCGCAAATATTTTAATGCACAGAGAAGTGGGTAAAACGCAAGGAGAAACGTATGGACGAGACTAAAACCATTGTAACCGAAACAACCGAGCCAAAGGCAGAAGAGTCCAAAGCTGAAGCTAAGACTGCCGAGGAAATGTACGCAGAACTTCTCGCTGAGAATAAGCGCATGAAGAAAGCGGTCGATAAGGCTACCGCCGATGCTTCTGACTGGAAGAAGAAATTCTTGGCCAC